AAACTGGCTTCGACAAAGAAAGGGATAGAGAACTTCCTCACTGGATCCTTGCTCGAGATTCGTCCAATGACGATTAACAAGTTGCAGGGACTACGACCTAAGGTGTCTACCGTTGACGAATGGCTGTCCGGAGACATCAGAGAAGATGTGGTAGGGGCAATCGAGCAAGGAGCTTCGAAGATGGAGGACTTCTTGATTGTTGCAATCAGTTCCGAAGGGACGGTTCGGAATGGTTCTGGCGACAACATCAAAATGGAACTCGCTAGCATACGTCGAGGAGAGTACCAAGCTCCACACATCTCGATCTGGCATTACAAGTTGGACGAAATTGAAGAAGTAGCCGATCCAGCTACTTGGCCGAAAGCTAATCCGAACATTGGTCAAACCGTTACGTATGACACGTACCACTTGGACGTGGAAAGAGCAGAGAAAGCGCCTGCTGCACGTAACGATATTCTGGCCAAGCGGTTTGGAATCCCCATGGAGGGTTACACCTACTTCTTCACGTACGAAGAGACGCTTCCTCATCGTCCTCGAGAATTCTGGGGACTGCCTTGTGCTTTGGGAGCTGACCTCTCACAAGGTGATGATTTCTGTGCCTTCACCATGCTCTTCCCGTTCCAGAATCAATCGTTCGGAGTCAAGACTCGAAGTTACATAACTTCCTTGACCCTCATGAAATTGCCAGGTGCCATGCGAATGAAGTACGAAGAATTCATTCGTGAAGGTAGTTTGCAGGTTCTCGAGGGAACAGTCTTGGACATGATGGAGGTTTACGATGATCTGGATCTTTTCCTTCGACAGAACGAATACGATGCTCGGTGTCTTGGATTTGACCCTTACAATGCTAAGGAGTTTGTCACAAGATGGGAAACCGAGAACGGGTCATTCGGAATCGAGAAGGTTATACAGGGGGCCAGAACCGAGTCAGTTCCTCTTGGCGAGCTTAAGATCCTGGCCGAAGAACGTAAACTGATATTTGATCAGGGCTTAATGTCGTTTGCTATGGGGAATGCAGTTACTCTGGAAGACACCAACGGTAACCGCAAACTTCTGAAGAAGCGAATCGATGAAAAGATCGACAACGTTTCTGCGATGATGGATGCGTACGTTGCGTACAAAGCCAACAAGGAGTCGTTCGAATGATCATCGAAGAGGACGTTCACGAATTCCTTGAGCACCACGGTGTGAAGGGACAGAAATGGGGGGTTCGTAAGGATAGGCATACTCAAAAAGTTGAAAGACAACAGGCTCGAATTGATCGGTTGAAGAGAATTGCTACAGGTACTAAACGACCAGGCGATTTTTACAAAAGCGGAGGCGCTACCAAGGGTTACGCCGAAGCAACTCTGGATCGAGCGCTGAGAGATCAGCAAGCCTTTGCTCGTGGAGAGCGTAAGGTGAGGAACTTCTTGTACAAGTTGCAGGGTGTTGATTATGCCGAACTGAACTTCCGGTTCAAGCATCCTGCGGCTCCAGTACATGCTCATTGAGGAGGTGAAATTTGCCGGGAATTTGGGACAAGGTCAGAAATGCATGGAATGCCTTCCGTAGTAACGAGAATGAAGACGATTATGCATATTCTGGCAGTGCCTCTTACGGAAGGCCTCCTACACGAAGTTCGTTGAACATATTTAATGAACGGTCCCTTATCGCATCAATCTACAACAGATTGAGTACTGATGTATCTGGACTTGTCATTAAACATGTTAAAACGGACGAACAAGATCGCTATGCCGGAGACATGAACAGTGGTTTGAACATGTGTCTCACTTGGGATCCGAATTTGGATCAGGATCCTAGATCATTTAGGCAAGACATAGCGATGACGTTGTTTGATCAAGGGGTAGCTGCAGTAGTTCCTGTGGATACATCAGAAAGCCCGGAAACTCAGGACTCTTATGAGATTTGGAGTTTGAGGGTTGGTCGAATTGTGACATGGTATCCAGAACACGTCCGGGTAAGTGTCTACAACGAGAAAACTGGAATTCGTGAAGAGATTCAATTGGAGAAGAAGGCTGTAGCCATCATTGAGAATCCGTTTTACTCAGTGATGAACGAACCGAACTCCACTCTTCAACGATTGATCCGGAAACTCACGCTCATGGACGGAGTTGATGAGCAGATTAGTTCTGGAAAGTTGGACATCATCATTCAACTTCCATACGTAATCAAATCTGAAGCTCGTCGACAACAAGCGGTGGCTAGACGAGAAGACATCGAATTTCAACTGAGAGGTAGTCAGTACGGGATTGCCTACATCGATGGCACTGAGAAGATCACTCAGTTGAATCGTCCTGCCGAGAACACTTTGCTCAACCAGATCGAGTACTTGGTCAAACAGCTTTACACCCAACTTGGTCTCACCGAAGAGATCATGAACGGAACTGCCAATGAAGAGACAATGCTTAATTACTTCAACCGCACCATTGAACCCATCGCTGATGCAATTGTTGAATCCATGCGACCGACGTTCATAGGGCCTGCAGGTTTGAAGAAACACGAAACGATAATGTACTTTCGTGATCCATTCAAGCTGGTTCCTGTTAATAACATTGCGGAAATTGCTGATAAGTTCACTCGCAATGAGATTCTGACAGCCAACGAGGTTAGAAGTTTCATTGGGATGCCGCCTGCAAGTGATCCAAAGGCGGACCAACTTGTGAACAGCAACATGCCACAACCTACTCCACCTAATCAGCAACCCAATCCGCCACTAAACCCACAGGACAATTCTGGGCCGACAAACTCGGAAAGGAACGGTCAAAATGGAACCCGATTTCAGCGGGTACGCAACTAAGGCAGGGCTCAAATGCTCTGATGGTCGGACGATCATGCCCGGCGCGTTCAAGCATCAGGATCAAGCTCAGGTTCCGCTGGTCTGGCAACACGGTCACACTGATCCGGAGAACGTTCTTGGTCACGCGATTCTCGAGAACGTCGACGATGGTGTTTACGCATACGGCTTTTTCAATGACACCGCAAAAGCCGTTCACGCCAAGACGCTTCTCGAACACAAGGACATCAAGTTCATGTCCATCTGGGCAAATGAACTGGTTGAGCGTTCAGGACGAGTTCTTCACGGTGCCATTCGTGAAGTCAGCCTCGTTCTTTCCGGGGCAAATCCGGGAGCGTTGATCGAGAACGTCACGATTAAGCACTCCGACGGAGGCATTGACGAACTCGATGACGAAGCGATTATCTATTCGGGTCTCGAAATTGAGCAGGGTGAACTGGTTCACCAAGATGGTGGCGGGAATCCCCCCGATACTTCATCCGGCGGTCCTACGATCCAGGACGTCTACGACTCCATGACCGAGGAACAGCAAACCGTTCTTCACTTCATGGTGGGCCAGGCTCTCGAGTCTGCTAATGGGAATGACATGGCACAGAGTGATCTTGATGACGATTCCGGGACCGATGAGGAAGGTACCAAGACAATGACCCGAAACGTTTTCGATCAGTCGGATAAGGAAGCGGGGCCGACCCTTTCTCACGCCGACATGAAGGGCATCGTTGCAGATGCCACGAAATGTGGCTCACTCAAGGAAGCGGTTGGTAATTACGCTCTTGCTCATGGTATCAACCAGATCGACACTCTCTTCCCGGAAGCCACTGCACTCACGAACTCTCCTGAGTTCTACACTCGTCGGACTGAATGGGTGAGCTCAGTTCTCAACGGAGCTCGCAAGACGCCGTTCAGTCGAGTTAAGACTCACTGGGCTGACCTTACCTACGACGACGCCCGTGCGAAGGGTTACATCACGGGTAATGAGAAGCAGGAAGAGTTCTACGCAACAGCACGTCGTGAGACATATCCTCAGACCATCTACAAGAAGCAGAAGCTTGACCGTGACGACATCATCGACATCACTGACTTCGACGTCGTGGCGTGGATGAAGGGTGAGATGCGGATCATGCTCGATGAGGAGCTCGCAAGAGCAGTCCTTCTCGGTGATGGCCGTACTCTGCCTGATGATGACAAGATCCTCGAAGATCGCATTCGTCCGATCGCTACTGATGACCCTCTCTTCTCGATCCAAGTGAAGTGTGACCTCGCTGCTGGCGATATTTCAGATTTCGTTGACGCGGTCATTCAGTGGCGCTCGCAGTATCGTGGTAGTGGAACGCCCACGATGTATACCAGCGAATCGTTGTTGGCTCAAGCGATGTTGCTCAAGGACACACTCGGTCGTCGGATCTACTCGTCGATCGATCAGCTTGCCAGTGAGATTCGGGTTTCTTCGGTTGTTCCGGTCGATATTCTCGACCCGGCCGCTGGTAACCCGTTGGCAATCATCGTCAACATGAACGACTACGTCATCGGTGCCGACAGTGGTGGGCAAGTTTCCCTGTTCGACGACTTTGACATCGACTACAACCAGTACAAGTACTTGATCGAGACCAGGTGCTCCGGCGCATTGGTGAAGCTCAAGTCAGCTCTCGTTGTAAGTCAGGGTACGTTCGTGGCTCCGCCTAATGGCACTGATCACATCATCGTTCCTGAGCCGCCCAATGCACGTCAGAGTGTTCCTCCGGTTCACGGTTCACTGCCGGACGCAGCAGCAAATTTTAGCACGGGGGCAACAGCGGGTGCCCCAGGATCCTGGACCCCTGCTGGGTCGACACCTCCTGCTGACGCTCCATCCGCTAATCTGATGAACCCACGTCCCGTTGCCAGTCCTGCAACAACATGGACTACAGGACAGTATGTTCAAGGAACTACTGTCGGAGGAATGGGTCAAATGTATTGGACTGGAACGGCTTATTCGCAAGGAACTGCTCCTTAAGTCCCAACAAGGGGTTGAGATGGCAAAATTCTTTGGAGAAGTTGGTTATGGCGACTCCATTGAGACTCCCCCGGACTCAGGCGTGTGGGAAGATCTCATCGAGGAATTCACATATTCTGGAGATGTGATCCGTAACGCACGGAATCTGGAAACGGGTGAGTCATATTTGGACGACATTGTAGTTGGAAACTCAATCTCGATAGTCGCTGATCAGTACGCCATTGAGCACTTCTTCAAGATCAAGTACGTAAGATGGGAAGGGGTTCTTTGGACTGTTAAAACAGTTGAAGTCCAAAGACCTCGACTCATTCTTAGGTTGGGGAGTGTGTATAATGGCCCAGCGGCTTGAACTCCACGCCATCCTAACTGAGATTCTTCAATCCGATCATGTATATTTCGCACCACCGGCGTCTGTGCGAATGCAGTACCCGTGCATTGTTTA